TTGGTCGTTGTCTGCATTCTTGCACCGCATTGCTTGCAGTATCATTCTCGCTTCGTTGTGTGTCATAGTTGTAAAAGTTTTAGGTTAATTAAATTTCGCGATAAATTAAATCTTCGAGCCAATCGACATCGACCGAAATGGTCGGGTCGCACTCTGCATCTTCGTCGCCTACCAAGTGTGCTGTTAGGTCGAAAGAGTCGATGCTCAAAGTCTTGTGGCTTCCCCACTCGTCGGGGTATTCGTCGATATACACCGTAACATCGCCCCCCACGCAATTAACCACGCCATCGACCACCCACTCACACTCCACCGCCACGCTGCTTTCTTCGGCTGCCCAGTCTATTGCGTTGTCGGCTTCGTCAAACGCTCGCTCCGTATAGTCGGGGGCGTTCAGCAAGCGGCGTGCGCGTTCGAGTTTGGCTGTCAGTTCTTTGTCGCGTTTCTCCAATGCGAGGATAGTTCTATTTGCGTGTGCCACATTCGAGCGGTTGCGTTTTACAAATGCTGCAATCGTGTCGGAGCGCAGTTGCTTCTCGGTCAGCAAAGTGCAAAGGCTCATGCGAGCGTCAGCCACATTGCGGTGGCGGTCACGTGCCGCCAGTTGCTTGCTTTCAATCTCGAACGCCGTGCAGATACATTCCGCTGCTCGCTTCATCAGGCGTTCGTCTTTTCGTTTTTGCTTTTGTTCGTTTGTCATAGTTGTAAATAATTTTCAGCAATCAAAAGGGGCAATCGTCGTTATCGTCGGCATCAAAGTCGAACGAGGCGGCTTGTTCTGCTGCCATTTGCTTCTGTTCTTGTTTGTCGATAAGGTGGTTGGAGTTGTCCCAATGCGGCTCTTGTCCGTCTGTGTATGGGGTGTAGCGTCCGTTGTTCAGGTTGTACTTGAAATAGGTTGTACCAACTTTTCCAAGGTGTCGAAATTTGACCTTCGACACGCGCACTTCTACCCGTTCTTGTACGCGGTCGCGATGAACGATGATGCCAAAGTCACATTTGTTGTAAAAGTGTGCCGAACCGCTGATATCGTAGAGTGTTGGCACTTCTATTGTGCCGTCCTTGCCTTTGGGCTGTTTGGTGGGGTGTGCCATCAAAATTACCAGCACATCGTTTTGCTGCGCAAAGTTTGTCAAACGGTCGAGAACGCCGCTGATATATTGTGTTTCGCTGCGTGTGCCTTGTTCGTTGTCGAGGCGGTTGTATGGGTCAATAACCAACGCTTTGATGCCGCGTTTGCGCACAAGATATTTGGCGCGTTCAAGAATGCTGTCGAGACGGAAATCGCTCTTGGGGCAGATAAAGAAAAAGTCGCTTTCGAGGTGCATCTTCACTTGGCGATATTCGTTGTAGGGGAGCGTCTGTCTGCCAAATTTACGCCCTGTAAATTTCTCAATCAGTTTTGAAGCGTGATAGGCAAGTGGTGAGTTTTCTGGCGAAAAGTAGGCAAAACGCCAGCCGTAACGCATATTCAGCCGTTCGGCAATTTCGTCGATAAACTCGCTTTTGCCGCTGCCAGGAATGCCAGTTACGACACACAGCCGCTTGGTCTCGAACGATATCAGGTCGTCAAAGTTCGGATGCCCAATAGTAACGCCTTTCTGCCAACCGCTCTCAAACAGTGCATCGAGGCTTTGCTCGAAATCCGACACCGAAAACACGCCGTCGATCTTGATGTCTTGCGCATTATCAAGACATTGCAGTAGGCTCGCCTTTCCATACTTTTGCAGGTGTTCGTTGGCATCTTTGCAGCCGTCGCCATATTCGACAATTTTACAGCGTTCTGCGCCAAACCTCCGCACCAATTCGTCGCGCAAAATAGTGCCTTTGGCGTCGGTGTCGGAAGCAATGTAGATGGTCTGCTTGTTGTCGAAATAGTCATCGATGTAATCGTCAAGATAGTTTAGATTGGCATTCGCACCATTTGGAACGCTGACCACATCGTGCCGTCCGCACTCGTAAAACGATAGCGCGTCCATTTCGCCTTCTGTGATGATGCATTCGGGTGTGTCCTTGATACCGTCGATATTATATGGAAGCAACTCCGCGCCCGAAACCAACTTGAAACACTTGTCGCCTGTGCGGAACTTGGTATTGACGAGTTCGCCGTCCTTGAAATAGTTGAACTGAACGGTGTTCCACGCTTTCTCTTTTTGTGGCATATACTCCTTGCCCTCTGTGATGTGCATCGCCTCGACCGTTGTGCGGCTTATTCCACGACTTGCAAACCACGCAAGTGCCTTTTCTGATGTTGTGGCGTTGTGGTGCGGCTTTGGTTTGGCATAAACTTTTGGCTCGCGCTTGATAGGGCGTTCGGTGTACCACGGCTGCTGTTGCGCCCACCGTTTGCGTTCATCGTCAGAATACTCCACAGCAGAGCCGCTGAAACCGCAATAATGGCACAAAAATTCACCTGTAGCAAGATTGCACGATAGGCTCTTGTCGCTCTTGTCGTGTCGCGTTTGGTGGCATTGTGGGCAAAACACTTTGATGTTGCCCGCCATGCGGTTGTGCGGCACTTCAATGCCATATTTTCTCCAATCGATATTTTTCATAGTCCTGCTGGTATCCAAGAGTTCGATTCACGAGAAAACACGGTGTCGTTGCTTGGGCGCGGCGGTGCCGACATTGGCACTGGCGGTAGGTTGCCAGTTCCGTAGCGACGCTTGCCGTCGTTGTCGATATATTCGCCTACACCAAGATTTGCTCCGTTGTTTGCTTTTGTTTTCGAGCCGCTGTTGCGCTGCTCCCAAGTGCGCACACACGCCCGCCAATCTTTGATGGCTGTGTTACCGTAGTGCCAACCGCGCGCAGCATAAAAATCGACAAAGTGTTGCGCATCTATACCATTGTCGCGTTCTTGGCAATATGCCGCTACATCTTCGACGGTTGGAGGAATAAAGCGAGCGGAAGAGGCGCGTTGTGCGCACAAAACTCCATCTCCGCTCCTTTCCTTTTCCTTTTCCTTTTCCACTCCTATTCCATTCCTTTCCTGTTTTGTTTTGCTTTTGATTTGTTCGGGGTTTGCTATTGATTTGCTTGCGTTGTTATTGCCGATATTACGGCTTACACCAAGACCGTTATTGCCGCCTTGCCGCCCTGCTTTCGAGCGTTCTATGGAGCGATTTAAGATTGGTTTGATGAGCGTCCAATAACCCTGTTGGGTTGGGTCGGAAAATTGCGGCTCGGTGTCCGAAAATGCGTACTCGCACATCGCCTTGAGCATCTTGCCACACCCATCGTCGGGGAGGTAGCGCAACGCTTCGTAGTACGAGGCGAAAAAAGTGAAACTACTTGCTGCCATTGTTGTCTTTTTTTTGAAAAATGGCTCTATGGTTAGGCTAAGACCTCGCTACAGCATTTGCGTCGCGCCGCCTTTCGATTGGCGCAGCCGTGCATAGAGCCAATGTTTGTTTGTGCCGCTTGTATTGCTGTTTTCTTGGTCATTGCGGCTGAATTTTATTTGAGTAGAAACCGCCGCGCGCCCTGCACTGGCAGGGTAAATTCATCGGCAATGTGTGGGTATTTCTCGCGCAGCAATTTGGTATCGAGAGCCATCGACGGTTTGGGTGCTTTCCAAGTGGCAAGTGTTTCGCCGCCGTAGGTGATTGCCTCGGCATCGTTGAATGCCATTTTCAACCTGTTTTCCAAATCGACCTTGTGCGCGTCCATCGCAGCAACCTGTTTTTTTAGGTCTTTCAACTCCTTATATGCTTCGAATAGTTCGTCGCTCACTTCCACCTGCTTGCCGTCGGTGTGGCGATTGTATTTTGTCAGCACATCTTGTACACAGATGGCATCAGGCTCTTTTTTGCCCAATACATTGTCCGTCCAAAAGCGTTCTACCTCTTCGACCAACCATGCATAAAAGTCGGGCGCAAATGTGATGTCTTTGTAGCCAAATTCGCGTCCGCTGCACAACCACGCCAACGAGCCTTGTGTGTAGCCAGCCACGCCAAGATTCATCTGCACTTGGCAAAACCAGTGTTTGGGCAGGTCGTCGGGGTCGATGCTCCGCTGCGTTGTCTTACATTCGAGAATGCCCTTGTCGTCGTCGTTGCGCTTGCTGCCCAACCAAAATGTGCGGTCGGGACTGACGCGCAAAAACGGCTTGTTGGTATCGATAAACATAAAATCGTCTTTGCTGCTGTTGATGATGGTGCGCCCACTGGCATCGGAATAAAAGCGCGCTACAGCATCTTCGAGATAGTGCCCTGCTTTCATCGCAAAATTTTCGGGTTGCGCAGGGTCTATTCCCAATTTTTTGCGCCATAGTTGGTAGGGCGTTTCCCATGGATTCAACCCCACCACGCTTGCCACCTCGTTTGCGCCAATGCCATCTTTTCGGGCGTTTAGCCACTCCTGACGGTTCTTGAATTTTAGTCTTGTGCGTTCCATTGTTCAGCGTTTTTCGGTTAGAGAATATTGGCTGCCATAGCCGCTGCAGCACGGTCTTGCGCTGTTTCGGCTTTCTTTTGCGCAGCCGCCTTTTTCTTGGCTTCGGTCATTGGAAGCACAAACAACTCCTCGACGGTCGAACCGCCCTCATTTATGGCGTTTATCGCACCGCGCAAGTTGAACAACATCTGATTGTCGATACCCTCTACCGTTTGCGCACCACAATAGAAAAGTGCTTGCTCTTCAGTGATATTGAATTTCTTGATGTACTCCAACATTGCCGTGCGGCGACTTGCCAAGTCCTTGGTCGAACCAACTGCCACAGCCTTTATTTCGTCGGTAACTTTCTTGGTGATTGCTTTCGGCACGATTTTCATTACGGCGTTGCGAAACGCTATTGCGCTGGCGGCGTTGCCTGTAACTACCTGCATATCTTCCGAATAGGTCTTGCCATATTTGTCCGTAATGCGCCGTTTTACCTCAACGCTTATTGCAAGATTGGTTTCGAGGTCGTGCGCCACGCCTTGTGCCGTGATTGTCTTGCCGTCATTCCCGATAATGCGCGTAGCCACACGGAGGTTGCCCCATGCACCTGCAACTATTTCGGCGAAACGAACGCTCACGCCCTCGATAGGGTTGCTGCCACGCGCCAACGAATAAAAGCACTCTTGTGCGGTTTCTACATCCATCTCGCCATAGGTGCGAATGGTGTTCAATACTTTGGCGACATCGCGCGGATGACGCTTGGCGGTGGCAATTTGTACATCAACCTCCGCACGGTCGATGGCTTGTATCACATCAACCGATTTCACTTCGATGATTTCATTGTTCTGCATAGTTTTACAGATTTTGTCGTGGTCTTACGCCTTTCCACATTGGCTTATTTCAATTTGTGAGTGGCGCAGTAAGTTTCTGCTTCACTCTCGATTTGCTCTTGGCTTTTGATAGGCGACTCTTTTAGCCATTCGTCGAGTGCCGACTTGTCGAAGAAAATTTTGCGCCCACGCTTGAAGTGTGGTACTTGCTTCTGACTTGTCAGTTTGTACAAATATCCCTTACTGTAATGCGTGTAAGCAACCGCCTCTTCAAGGTCGAGCGTCTCCTTGTTGAACATCAGTTGGCGTTGTTCTTGCAACATTTGCTCGATAGCGGCAAGTTGCGCCGAAATTCTTTCAAGTCGGTCAGTTTCCATAGTTATCGAATTGTTTGCTGATTTCACGAAATAGACCGCGCTTGCCACACGCCTTTCCTACACATATTGCCGCCGCCAAACTGATAAATGCGGCGACCTTCAAACCAATTACCGCCTCGAACGGCACATTGGGCATCTCTTCGCTCAAAATGAACGCAAGCGACAACCAACCCCACGCTACCAATGCCACCAGTAGCGTCCATTGTACTACTTGTTTTGCGTGTGTTTTCATAGTTTTCCTGCTCTTTTAAGACGGTTCTCGACGCGCTTCCGAATGGAATAAATCGTGCTGATGGTCGCCAAGTGATACTTCTCACAGAGATACTCCGCAATGGCTACTTTGCTATTGTCGGGGGCGGCTGCGAGCGACTGATACTCGGTGTAGATTGCCAACTCTCTTTGTTCCCTCTCTTGCTGGAACTTGGTTTTGAATACTGTTTCCATTGTCATTTCTTTTTAGTTGCTTTTTTATCTGTTTTTATATTGTTTTTTTTCGTGAAAAGTTTGCGCGCTTGTAATTTTTTGAGTAATTTTGCACGCAATTTCAACCAGTGTTATTCTTTTGCAAAAAGATTATGCAATAATTTCGCTGCAAATTTACGAACTAATTTCGTATTTACAAAACTTTTTGTGAAAAAATTTCATAAAAAATCGTACTTACCAATAAATCAGCAAATTATGGATGTTAAAAAATTGAGAGAACAGATTGGTGCTACGCAACAGGCGTTAGCCGAAATGTGTGGTGTTACGCTCCGTACAGTGCAGAATTGGGAAACAGGCAAACCCGTCCCCGAGCGCGCGCGCAAATTGCTCGAAGTGATTGCCGGCAACCGCGATGTGGTTTTGTCGGGCAGTGCAAAAGACAACGGTGTGAGCGTTGCGGCAGCCACTGGCAGTCAAGTAACACTCAATCCAGACACGCAACGCTTCTTCTCCACACTCGAAAAACAGCAGGAAATTATGAGCCGTCAATTGGAAGAACTTGCCGAAATGCGCCGCCTGACACAGAAAAAAGACGAGCAGATTGACACGCTTCTAAAACTCATACAAGCCAAACAATGA